TATTTATCATGGCACTTTCTAATGGCACAGGCGGTTATCAAATCGGCGCAGGCGCAACTGACGAAGCAATTATGTTTGTTCAGGGCGCACCTACTGCGTTGACAGCCGCAGCAACCGCAACAGCTTCACAACTCGAAAACGGTCTGTTTACTTTTGACGGCACTGCTGGCAACCTTACATTGCCAACAGTTGCTTTAATGGAAGCAGGCATGCCTAGCGCACAAAAAGTCAATTCTGCATTTGACTTCTTTGTGATCAACCTTGACGCTTCTGACGCCATCACTTTGGCTGTTGGTACTGGTTGGTCGATTGTTGGAGTGGCGGCTGTATCCGCTCTAACATCAGCCCAATTCCGCGCGCGCAAGACTGGCGACGGCACTTGGACTGCATACCGTCTGTAATGTAAAGGGGGCGCTTCGGCGCCTTCTTTTTAACAAGGAAATATTATGGCTAATACCAAACCAGTAGGCGTAGCCTACTCAGACCCTGATTTATCAGGCGGTACAATTGACAACACACCTATTGGTGCTGTAACACCTAGCACTGTTGAAGGCACGACTGTTTATGCAGACGTAGAGATTGGTTATGCTGCTGTGGCACAAGGCGCAGTTACTCAATTGACATCAAAATCTACTGCCGTGACGCTTAACACGTCAGCCGGTCAGATTACGATGAACGCAGCCTCTTTGCCAGCAACTACCAACGTGACTTTTACGCTGACCAATAGCACTATTTCAGCTAAAGACGTGTTGCTTTTAACTGTTACTAACGGCACATCGGCGTCTTACAACGCTTTTGTGTCTAGCATGGGTGCAGGGTCGGCGACTATTACGTTGCGTAACATCAGCGCAAGCCCTTTGGCTGAAGCTGTTGTGATCAACTTTGCAATTATTCATTGCGCTTAATAAGGCGGGGGTTACAAACCCCCGTTTCAACTTATGATCATTTACCTACAACACCCCCTGCACGGTCAAAAGGTTGCTACTTCCGATACGGAAGCAGAATATGATGAAACAAATGGCTGGGTGCGCTACAATCCAGAGACGCCTTTGGTCGAGCCAGAAGCGGTCAACGCATTGAAACGTAGACGCAAAACTTCGGAGTAAACATGAGCAACACCGCTGGCGATCAAATAAATGGTGCGTTGCGTCTAATCGGCCAGTTAGCTGAAGCCGAAGAACCCTCTGCCGCAACCGCAAACGACGCGCTAAGAACGATGAATCAGATGATTGATTCATGGAGCACAGAACGCTTGTCGGTGTACGCCACGCAAGACCAAATTTTATCTTGGCCGCCAAACGTGTACGAGCGCACGTTAGGGCCTACTGGTAACTTTGTGGGCGTTCGACCAATCTTGGTAGACGACTCGACATACTTTAAAGACCCTGCGTCAGGCATTTCTTACGGCCTAAAACTAATCAATCAGCAGCAGTACAACGGTATTGCTGTTAAGACGGTTACCTCGACCTACCCGCAAGTCATGTGGGTCAACATGACTTACCCAGATATTACACTGACGGTTTATCCAGTACCCACTAAGGTGCTAGAGTTTCATTTGGTGTCCGTTCAAGAACTAACTACCGCCGCATTGCTGTCTACAGTCTTAGCGTTTCCACCAGGCTATATGCGAGCGTTTAAGTACAACCTAGCGTGTGAAATAGCCCCTGAATTTGGTGTTGAGCCTAGCCCCACGGTATCCAGAATTGCAATGACCTCTAAGCGTAACTTAAAACGCATCAACAACCCTGACGACATTATGTCGATTCCTTACTCGATTGTTGGGACGCGTCAACGGTATAATATTTTTGCCGGAAATTTTTAATGAAAAGCCCCATCCTCGGATCAGCCTATGTGACTCGCAGCATCAACGCTGCGAACAACCGCATGGTCAATCTGTTTCCAGAGGTGATTATTGAGGGCGGTAAAGAGCCAGCGTTTTTAAACAGAGCGCCAGGGCTTAATCTGCTTACTACCGTTGGGCAAGGTCCTGTGCGGGGGATGTGGCAATACGGTGGTTACGGTTATATTGTTTCGGGCAACACGCTCTACCGCATCGACAATGAGTACAACATTACGACCATAGGCGTGGTAGCCAACGACGGTCCCGTGTCAATGTCAGACGATGGCAACCATTTGTTTATCGCTTGCAATGGGCCAAGCTTTATCTACAACGCCACAACTTTAGCATTTGGTCAGATTACCGACCCAGACTTTCCTGGTGCGCTGACTGTATCTTACCTTGATGGCTATTTTGTGTTTATTGAGCCCAACAGCCAACGGGTGTGGGTAACAACCTTGCTTAACCCAACGTCCATCGACCCACTTGATTTTGCAAGCGCTGAAGGCAGCCCTGACGGCTTGGTGTCATCTATCACCGACCACTCAGAGGTTTGGCTCTTTGGCACAAACTCAGTTGAGGTTTGGTACAACTCAGGCGCAGCAGATTTCCCATTACAACGCATCCAAGGCGCTTTTAACGAGATTGGATGTGCAGCTACCTATTCGGTTGCCAAGCTTGACAACGGCTTGTTTTGGCTTGGTTCTGATAACCGTGGGCAAGGCATTGTTTACCGTGCTAACGGCTACACCGGCACACGCATCAGCACCCACGCCGTCGAGTGGCAGATTCAACAGTACGGTGATATTTCGGACGCTATTGCGTACACGTATCAACAAGACGGCCACGCGTTTTACGTGCTGACCTTTCCTACCGCGGGCGCTACTTGGGTGTACGACGTAGCAACTCAAGCGTGGCATGAGCGAGCAAGTTTTACCAACGGTGATTTTAGTCGCCACCGCAGCAATTGTCAGATGTTTTTTAATAGCAAAGTGACCGTAGGCGATTTTCAAAACGGCAACATTTACGCTTTTGACTTAGACGTTTATGCTGATGGTGCGTTCACTCAGAAGTGGTTGCGCTCTTGGCGGGCGTTGCCCACGGGCACCAACACGCTTAAGCGCACCGCGCAACACGCCTTGCAATTGGATTGCGAAGCGGGTGTGGGTGGTGACACAAACCCGCAAGTCATGCTGCGTTGGTCTGATGATGGTGGGTATACATGGTCAAACGAACATTGGAAAGGCATGGGGCGTGTAGGCGAGTACGGCACCCGTGTTATTTGGCGTCGCCTTGGCATGACCATGAAACTGCGTGATCGGGTTTATGAGGTGTCAGGCACCGATCCGGTTAAGATTGCCATTATGGCGGCAGAACTTGATGTAATGGCAACACAATCATGAACGTCACTCAAATCCCAGCACCTCGGGTGCCAATTGTTGACCCCAATACGGGGCTAATGTCACGCGAATGGTTTAGATTTTTAAACGCCGTATACGAACAGCTTGGTGGCGGCGAAGGCGGTGCTACAGGCACGTTTACAACTGTTGATTCTAAAACCGTGACAGTCGTCAACGGCATCATTACAGGAATAGTCTAATGTCCATCAATATTTCATCCTTCGCCGGTGCGGGCGCTCAGTTCTCCGATGCTAATGGTGCGCCGTTATCTGGCGGTTTGATCTACACCTACGAAGCGGGTACAACCACCAATGCGGTAACTTTTACTTCTCGCACGGGTTTGGTCAATAACACCAATCCCATTGTGTTGGACAGTGCAGGGCGCACACCGGCTGAGATTTGGTTGACCGGTGGGTCGTTGTACAAGTTTGTCTTAAAAGACTCAGCGTTTGTCCAGATCGGATCGTATGACAACATTCCTGCCATCAATGATGTGACCACGGTCAGCACCCTAATTACGGTTGCAGGCACAAACACGTTGACAGGTTTGGGTTCGCCGGCAGTCGTGGCTTACACTGCGGGCTCGCAATACAGCTTTTTACCTCAAAACAACAACACCGGCGCGGTGACAATTAACATTGACACGCTTGGGGCTAAGTCGATTACCAAGTTTGGCACTACGCCTTTAGTCGCTAACGATTTGATCGCAAATTCTTTTGCAATTGTTGAATATGATGGCACCCAATTTCAATTGGTTAACGCAGGAAAAACAACATTTAATTACATTTTTGAAACGACTACCGTATCGGCCACTGCTTCTACCGGCACAATTAACTACGACGTGCTAACGCAACCCGTTCTGTATTACACAACCAATGCTTCAGCTAACTGGACTATGAACTTCCGTGGTTCAGCAACTGCATCGCTTAATAGTTTGATGAGCATTGGGCAAACCGTATCGGTTACTTTTTTGTCTACGCAAGGTGCTACGGCATACTACAACAGCGCAGTCACCGTTGATGGCGTAGCCGTCACACCTAAATGGCAAGGCGGCACAGCTCCTACAATTGGCAACGCAAGTGGTATTGACACATACACTTATGCAATCATTAAAACCGCAAACGCTACGTTTACCGTGCTTGCCTCACAGACGCAGTTCAAATAAATATGCCACGTCTAGCTACCATCGGTGCTGCATCTAGTGGGTCTTTCGGACTTTTGTCCGTACCCACGTACGACGTTGAATACCTAGCCATTGCAGGCGGAGGCGGGGGTAATGTAGGCGCGGGTTCGGGCGGCGGCGGCTCGGGCGGATACTTAACCGGCACGCTAAAAATAATTGCCGGCAAAGCGTACACAATTGTTATTGGCGGCGGCGGCGCGTCTGCCTCTACAGGTAGCAACACCACCGGCATAGAATTAACTTTGTTTGGCGGCGGCGCTGGCAACAGCGGCGCAGGCGGATCGGGCGGCGGCGGCAGTGCTTACAGTAGCCCAGGCGGCACAGCCGTATCTGGGCAAGGCAATATTGGTGGCGCTGGCACAGGCAACCCAGGCGACGACGAAAGACATGGCGGAGGCGGTGGCGGTAAAGGCGCCGCAGGCTCGGCTGGCAGCGTAGGTGGCAACGGCCTTGCGTCTTCTATTACTGGCACAAGCGTTACCCGCGCGGGTGGCGGTGGCGGGTCAAATTGCGGATCGTATGGCGCACCTCAAGCTGGCTCGGCAGGCGGATCGGGCGGCGGCGGCAAAGGCGGTGATGGCTATTCAGGCGGCGGCGACATTGGCACGTCGGGCACCATCAATACAGGATCAGGCGGCGGTGCAGGCGGCGGTTATGCCACTACTGGTCAACCAGGCGGTGCGGGCGGTTCAGGTCTGTACATCATTCGTTACCTTGGGCCACAACGCGCAAC